CGAGACGATAAACGCCTCGCGTTACGACGACAGCTAGATACATAATCGGCAAGAAGCTTCCTCAAAGCGGCCGCAGGGTTCTTGATCAAATGGAGAGTCTCTCGAAGCTCACCAGCAAAGACACCAGTAGAAAACTGGCGTTGAGTTGCTTTACACTTCTTAAGAAATTCCAACAAAGCACTGTTCTGTATTTCGTCAAAGGGCAAGGTGCCGGAAAGAGCAACAACATTGCTAAAATAAATAGCTTCAGCTATTGACCCTTGAACCAGGCGACGAACGAGCTGTCCAGGTGCTTGATAGGAGTATTCTCCTGTCGAATATTCGGACTTTACGTTCACCTTGGTACCACTTGCAGCAGTAGTAGCATTGCCTCTAGCCGCAATCACGCTCCTATAACCGGGTTGTTTAAACCCGCTGAATTGATTAGTCACGGTATCTGAATAGTTTGTTCGACTAGTCAGGCCGAGACTTCCGCTATTTACAGAGGTATAAAGTGCCTTGTAAAAAGTTCTCTTCAGAGGATAGGATTGTGAATACGGAATAAGCATAAATACTACTCCAATGACAGGCCAAACAACGCCTGCAATAAGTTAGCGCCAATTGACAAGATCGTATTTGCTCATAAGAGCTAGTGCGACCTTGATATGCTCGGCACGTCTCGGTGTAGAAGAACGGAGCCAAGAAAAGGTGAAATGTTTCCACCCAATCTGAGACGTCCAAATAACATCGAGAATGTCCTTTGCCAGTTCAATTGATGCCTCGAGCGACAGCCCATACTCATCAGAAATAAGTTGCCCTAATATATGGCTCTTATGTTCCGAGATCGAGGTCGTCACCGATGCCTTCAAAGCACAAGAGTGCTTGAAAGGTTTTAAAATGCGGAGAACGATCGAATGTGTAAGACAGGTGTCTTCCACACGAATCACGGATTGATAAGAACGCATAACAGGTATCCTATTCTGACGAGGTTTTGTCCTAAAGGTCGAAAGACCCATCGGATTGAGCGGATGCTCACT